AGGAATGGCGGTTCTTAGATCATTGTCTAATTGACCCTGATGCCCCAGATAGTTGAATCGGCAAAATTAGCGCTCGCATTAGTCTTAATGACTCCATTCGTGCTTGTGCTATCCCGGCAACTGATTCGGATATTCCCGGCAGGCGACGTAATAAAGCCCGACAGAGATAGAGTCGTAGCCTCATTGCCTGGGATATAGAATTGATCGCCGGATGAAATGACCGTAGTGCCACCCCATAACTTACAACGGATAGAATCACTCAGAGAACTGTTAAGCGTAACTGTACCGCTCGCGAACCATGTTCCAGCGCTTCCCTGAGCCATGCTCGGCCCATCGAAATAATTGCTTGTATTATTCAGACTAACATCGCTTGAAAGTTTGTTGCTCGCAGTTGGCAGTCCGCACGTAGAGCCGAGCGTACAAGCCGCTCCGGCCACTGTGATCGTCGGGTTAGCGATGTTCGCATTAGCCAGCAACCCAGCGACATTGCCTGGAGCGACTGAGATCACGCCATCGACGGCGCCGTTTCCTGATTGGGTGCAGTTTGAATTGCCAGGAAAGTAGGTGTTCGCCACACCGCCTTGGCTACTAATTAGACCACCGGAATTTGCCTGACACTTGGTGCCAGTGACAGAGTTGCCGTTGAGATTGATGCCGAGGCCGGAAAAGCGCGCCTGTCCTTGCGTATCGGTATAGGCAAATGCAAGGCCGCTGAATGATGGATTTACCCCCGGAAGAAAGTTTATGTTTCCTGCAGAATCGCCCGTGAAAAGACCATTAGATATGACTTGAACCGCCGCGTTTCCCGCACCACTGGCGATTCCAATATCTCCCGCCGTATGAAGTTGGGCGTGAGTGTCGACCTGAATGAGCGCTCCATTAGATGTTCCGTCAAAAACATTTCCTCCGCTGAGCAGAACATAACAACCAGTCGTTGGATTAAAGATCGTCTGGTTTGATTGAAAAAATACATTGGCGACTGTGACGGCGCCCGACGCGACGGTGTCGCTCTCGCCCGTGGTCATTTCCAGCATGCTGTTCGCCGTCAGGGTCTGGCCGAGAAACAGATTGTTGATCTGGGTCGCCTGCAGGCGCGCGAATTTCGCCTTGCCGGCAATCTTGAACTCGCCGCCGCCGGCCGCGACCGGCATATTGTATTGGCCGAGCAAGAACTCGACCTTGCGGTCAAAATCGAGCGAAACCGATTCCAGCGTACCGAGCAGCGCGGGCGGCGTGTTGGCGACGTCGGTGCGCTTGCCGATCAGCGTGCCTGAGCCGAAGGCGTATTGGGTCATGGGTTGGGTCTCCTGGTGAGGGCTTGGGGGATGGGAGAAGTGGCGAATGGCAAATGGCGAATGGAGGACAGCGATAAGGAAGGACAAAACCCCTGCCCTACTCGCTATTCGCCACTCGACATTCGCTATGCGGTTACGGCACCAAAATCTGGAAAGGAATCGCGGCGACGGCTTTGCCGTCGATATCGCCGGTATCGATGAACACCGGGCCGAACGGATAGCAATGCGCGACCAGTCCGCCGAGGGTTTGCTTGTTACCATTCATCGCATCGACACCGCTCGGGACGACCGCGGCATCCACGGCATCGAGCAGCGCATTCATGGCGGTGTCCGGCGTATCTTCCGGATCCATCCCGGCCGAGAGATAGACGAACACATGGGCATTGATGGTCAGCGTCGGCAAACCCTCGTTCTGCCGGCCGCGCACTTCGCCGGTCTTGAGCATGGTCAAAAACGGCATCTGCGTCTCGTTGACCTGATCCCAATGCACGAAGCGCCGGCTCGTCGCCGTGAAACTCGCCGCGCCCTTGATGAGGTTGAAGAAGGCAAGCGAAATCTGTTCGCGGGTGACCGTGGTCATCGCGCTTCCTCACAATCCCGTGTTGAAAGCATGTCCCGATGCCCGCTTGGGCCAGCAATTGGGCGGCACAAGTCGAGACGGGTCAGATCGCTAGCCAAGAAAACGCCTTGGCCTCATATCAAGACTGAGTGGGCCTCGGTATGATCCCAAATGGACCATATGTTCCGTCCCGCCAACGGTCCAGGGTAAACGATGCGGACCCAAACTCGGGATTGGTTTTTGTGGCCTCGACCGCTTCCAGAGTCGCAACCGCCTGTTCGGCGGCGACAGGCAGGGAGTAACCCGCTGCTTCTTGCCGAACAGTAATGATTGGGTGATCGAATAGCGGAACCAACGCTTGAAGCTGGCTGCGTTGATGCAATTCCCTCGCTATCGCCTTCACTTCACTCCTTACTTTGTTATGCGCAGTCATCTCAACGCCGCCGCTTTCCTCATCAGTGAGAAACCTGGTCGTGCCGTAGCACCGCTCGCAGGCATCCACAAAGTGTTCGACCAACTGCGTCGTGGACATTTTCTGCAAATCAGGCTTTTGCGAGGGCCTTTGCAGTATGCGGCGGCGCCAGGCCAACACCTCTTGCGTCGTGAGCCTGTGGAACAATCCAGCAAGTGTCGCCTCCGCCCACTCCGGATCCACCGACAGGAATTGCCCCCCAGCAAAGCCTCGCACGTCAGGATCCTCATCCACGAAAAGCTCGCGTATCTTTTCAATTGGCTTCCTATTTCGCAGCTCCGCGCCGAGCGCCTGTATTTGCTGCCCAAGCATTGCTCGCTGCGGCGTAGGCAGTAATTTTGTCTTGTCCGCAGTAAATATCCAACCGACTTGCTTTGCCGTATCGGCAAATTTCTGCAAAAGATCGTTGGTCGTAAGCTGCGAGTAATCAGCTGCGGTCATTTGAGCACTCCGAATTTACGCATTATCCGCAACCCTTCTTGCCGCTGCTGGTCAAAATCGAGCTTATTCAGGTATTCTCGAACGCGAAGGTTGCCGACTTCGGCGGCTTTGTCATCGTAGTCACCGACATTGACCGCCTTGTCATTATAGTACGTGGTGATCGGTTCATGCTTGAGGCGAGGGACCCAGGCTAAATTGCTCGGATCGTCGATAAGCTCCCGACCAAACTTTACGACGACGTTTTTAGCAAGGTTTGCCGGATTTTGATTCACAATATGATGCTGCTCATAGCCGAGAATGTTTTCCGTAGGCTCCTGCTGCAATTCTTCGAGACTCTTTGCCGGCTGAAGGGCTGCCTTTATTTGGGCAGTTATACGGTCTTCGCCTTGGTTCAGCTCAACCGGGGTAAATGCCAAAAGAAAACCATCAATCCATGGATTCAACTCGAGACCCAAGAGCAGAATACGTCCTTCATTTCTTTCTACGACTGTCAAAGCCGATTGCACAAAAACTCGAACCGCCCGATTCACCTTTGGCAACGGCCAGCTTTTCCTTCCAGGATTGGCTTGCGGCGGCTTCGTCTCCTTCGGCACCGGCGCAAACCACGCGCGGTTCGGCGGCGTGCCAGTGCGCGGATGTTTGGTCGGGTCCCAATCCGCCTTGAGCAGATGGCTGCGCTGAAGCTCCAAGGCGCGCCGCATGATTTCGTCGGCGGATTCCGCGCCCTTCGTCAGCGGCGGCGGATCGGGAAACTGCATCTGCACGGTGGCGATGGCGGCCAGCGCTAGATCGTCGCGGTTGAACGCCTTGACGATCAGCGCCAGCGCACCAGCCTTTGCCGTGACGTCAACCGGAAGCCGGTAGCGCGTTGTCAATTCTTCGTTGATCTCGGCCAACAGACGAACGGTCCAAGATCCCGTTCCGCATTCTCGCCGAAGAAGCGGAACGCCATCGACGAAAACGCCGTGCGCATCGCAAGAAATGCCACCGCTGTCGCTACCTGCCGCAAGCGAAAACACGCGTAATCCCGGCATCGCAAACATATGGTTTGGCTCCGTCAGGCAATTGGAACATAACATGAACATTCGGTCAAGCACCTAAACCTACGAGCAAAATCGAGCTTTACTGCGTAGTTTCAATGACCGCTTCGCCGAGTTCTCCAGTAATCTCCTCCGCCATCTCCGCCAGCGACGAGCGCAGGTAAGACCGCTCCGGCATCGTCACCGCCGCCAGGTTCACCCGCGCCGCGAAGACCTGCTTACCGCCCACCACGAAGGCAAGCGCCTTGGCTTTGTCCGGAACGATCTCGTGCGGCGGGATGGTGCCGCCGAATTCCTGGATCGCGGCATATTTGACGTCGTCCGATGTGCCGATGCGGACCGAGACGTCGGCCGACGATTCGTCGACCGTGGCGATGATCGAACGGGCCAGCGCGCCGCTTCGCATATTGAGCACGCCGCCGGACAATTTCTGCTGGATCTTCGCTTCCAGCGCGACGGCGAGCATGTTGGCCTTGCTCGACAGCGCCTGCCGCACCTGGTCGGGCATCGCAGCGAGGCTCGCACTGAAATCATCGCGCAGATCGATCTCAAACATCACGCCACACTGCGATAGGGATCGAGCGAGGCGCGGATGAAATCGGGAATGTCCTTGAGGCTATAGGACGCCGTCTGCTGACCCTGCACGGTCTGCGCGCTTTGGCCGACGCGGGTGCGGTAGCGATAGCGCTCCGCCACCCATTCGATGCAGGCATTGTTGATCGCCGCCGGTATGAAGCCGTAGGAGATCAGCACGGCGGCGCCGGCGTCGGCGGCAGCGAACGTGTACACGCCGCCCGCGACCGCATATTCGCCCGCGGCAGGATTGGCCGCCACCGCCACAAGCACAGCGCCGTTGGCGTAAGTGACGCCGGCATCGCTGGCCCACGGCCCAAGCGGCGCCGCCGCCGCAACGCTATAAGGCCCAGGCGTTGCCGGCACGCTCGCCGCTTCGCTCTGCACCGCATAGCCGGCCGAATAATCGACCACGATGTTCTGCCGGCCCTTGCGATAGAACGTGCGAAACACGTCGAGCGCCTGCGGCCGGCCGGGCGGCAAGCCGTTCCAGGCTTCCAAGAGATAGCCTTTGGCGGATGGCGTTCCAGGCGGCGCGGCCGCGGGCACGACGGCCGTGTCGATCAACAATGTGATCACTTGCAGCACCGGATAGTGGCGCAGGAACAAACGCGTCTTGTCGTTGCCGTCGAGCCGCTCCATGAACAGCCGCGGCGTCAACGACGGCCGGCCGAGATAGGCGGTGATGGCGCCGCTGACATCGGTGATCAGGCGCGCGATCAGCGCGTCGTCGGACGTGCCGATGCCGCTCGAGCCGGCGAGCCAGGTTTTGACGTCGGCGAGCGTGGCGAGATCGGAAGCGGCCATGTTCAGTCCTCCGCCGCGGTCTTTTTCGCGGCTGCCCGCGGCCGCCGCGGCGCGGCCTTGGCCTTCTGCTCGGCGCCGGCTTCGACAAAGCCAAAACACTCGATCAACAGCGCGCCGATCTCGGCCTCGACCTCGTAGACGCTGTCGCGCGACGTAATAACGACGCCGGCAACGCAAGGGTCGCCGACGCCTTCCGGCGCTTTCAGCTTCATGGCAGACCTCGTGATTTTTGGATGAGACGCGGACGGGGGTCGAATTCAACGCAACCAAATGCAGGGTCGATCGGCCAGCGTCAGGACGACGACATGCGCCTGGAAGATAGAATGTCGAGTAGCGCTAGTTGTGCGAACCGCGCCGAACGCGGTCAGTGAAGGTCGACAAAATAAAAATGACCGATCGCCCGAGGATAACCATAACCAAGCACGCCGTGCCGATCGGCTCGTTCTTGCCAAGCCTTGGATGGATGATCGGATGCGATCTCATCGCTCTCGTCGTAGGCTACCCCGGAACCATGGCTCGCGAAGCCGCCCCATTCCCACACCATGAACCGAGGCTCACCGACAGGCAGCCCTGAAATGTCGGCGCGATATTTGGGATAAATCAAAAAGAGATGGGCGTAGTCACCTGCCGTTTCACCGGCGCGCCAAACAAATTTAACATTTAGTGCCGCGACCACAACGGTCAGCGCCAAGACCAACGTTGATAAAAGCCGACGCCAAGCCCGCGTATACGCCCACTCCAGGCACAGCAAACAAGCGAAAAGGCCGGAGGCTCCCCACAACGTCAGGACCAGGGCTTGAAGCGGGAGAAAGAACAGGGCGAATAGGCCGGCCCAAGTGAAGAGGGAAGCGATGAAGCTAACGAGGACAAAAAGCAGCGGCCAGGCAACGGTAAGGACTACCGGCCAATAGAGAATGCGATCGTTACGCCCGCCTTGCATACCGGAGGCCATTCACTTTCCAGTCCAGATGCGCCCAGACTGATATAACCGATAACCCCTTATTGTGTCTTCGACATCTTGCTTGGCCGAGTGCGTGTAGCGTTCGTCGAGTTTTTCACTAGGACCGAATTTAGATTTAAGTGCGGCGTAAGCATCAACGACCGAGAGGAATTCATCCAGGTCGACACCCGCCGCTGCCGCAAAGATGCCGGTCGCGATACTGGTGTAATGGCGATAATCGCGAACATAGTTTGAGTCGAACCGCTCGGCGTCCAAAGAGCCCCCATGGGTGAATGGGTATAATTCCGAAGCAACCTCCGCTGCCATTTCGATCAAAGCGCTCGGCTTTAGCAGCCCGTTCGCCACCGCCTGCGTCGCTTGAATAAATTGGTGTATTTTCATAGGCAAAGAGTTGGCGGCGAGACCCGCTTGAGCATACAGTTCCGGCGGCCGGTCAGCAGGGCGAAGAATTGGATTGCCCTGAGCGTCGAGTACCGGCTGACCCGAACTGTCCACGAACTGCACCGGATGCTTCGGACTATCGGCCGGAATTTCGTCCGAGCCGATGACGTGGTACTTTGCCGGCGGGGCGGTGACCAAATCCATCGAACCGATTGGGGCATCTTGCGCGTATAGCACGCGAGGTTTCGGCGCCTCCGTCGCATCGATCAGCGTACCGGTTTCGCGAGCGGCATATCGCGTGGGTGCATCCGACAAATCGCGTGCGGCACCGGAGAAATCCGACGACGATCCATTGCCGTCGTCGTCCTTCGTCCACCGCCCACCGGCAGGATTGCCGGCCGGTGCGCGCGGCTGGTCGGGACTGTACTTCTTCAGCGCCGCCTGCAACTCCGCTTTCGCCAACGCGAGGCATTCTTCGCCCGCTTTGCGAATTTCGCCTGGCAGCGCCTCCAGCTCGCGGCGGATCGCCGCGAGCTCCGCGCGCCGCTGCCGCAGCAATTCATCTTGGTCTGGCCCGGCGAGCGTGCGGATCGCCTTGGCGATCTCGAGCCGCGTGTGCAAGGTCTGGGGCACGGCGCTCAGAGTGCGCGGCAGTGGTGGTTTCATGTGCTTGACCTTTGCGATGCGTCATTGCGGGCATGACCCGGCAATCCATGCGGCAGAAGGGCAGCATGGATGCACGGGTCACGCCCGCGTATGACGGAGCGAAGCCGCGCGGTCGGATCGATCGTAGCGGGGCAGACTTACCCCGCGGCGATATTGGCGATCACCGCCATGGACGGCGGGAAGTAGTGCTGCAGCACCTCGTCGGCATAGACGCCGGTCTCGTAACGGCGCGCCCGCGGCGGCCATTCGATCTGGTAGTAGTCCTGCCGGGTGCGCACCTGCATGACGTTGCCGACGTTCGACAGTGGATACGGCAAGGTGCGCGCGGTCATCATCAGCGCGCCCGCCGGCATGTTGGGATGCACGCGGATGTCGAGCACTTTTGGCCCGGCCATGGAGAACTTGTTGAGATAGGTGCGCACCATGACGCCGCCGCCGAGCGCGCCCTGGTCGGCATCGAACACGAAGCGCTGCGCCGCATTGGCATTGCCGGCCAGGATCTTCTTCGACAGATCGTTGGCGACCTGGGAGCCGACCCACATGGTGTCGGGGGAGAGCCGGTAATTGTCCCAGCGGTTCTTCAGCGCCGCATCGATCTCGACGACGCCGCCGGCGCCGTCGCCGGTCAAAGTCGAGCCGGAGCCGGCGGTGCCGGTGGCGAGATATTGCACATAGGCGTTGGAGCCGGACTTGAACGCCTGATAGAGCAGGCCGTCGAACACCAGCGCGTTGGTCGAATTGTCGGAGCTGCCGAGCGAGGCCGCGGTCTGAGTGCCGGCGGCGTTGGCGGCGATCACCAGCGAATTGATGGTGGTGATGGCGCCGAGCACTTCGGAGCCGGCTGCGCCCCAGAACCAGGCATAGCCCATGGCGCCGGTTACCGGCGCGACACTCGCGGCTATCGAGCCGGAAGTGCCGGACGAAATCGACGCCGTGGCATTGGCCGATTTGCCGGCCGCGCCGCCGCCGAACGTATCCGACGAACCGTCGGCATTGCTGCGCGTGATCCCGCCCTGGATGCCGCCGGTGATGGAACCGTTGACGATGGCGTCGAGCGACAGCGCGACGCAGATGACGCTGTAGGGCGACGCCGCGGCAGTGAGGCTGCCGCCGGAGGTCGACGGCGCCAGCGATGGCGTCGGCGTGGTGCCGAGCGGCACCGACGTGTTGCCGCCGAGGATAAGCAGTTCCTCGCCAAGCATGCAGGCTTCCAGCCCGATCTTGGCGCCGATCGCCTTGATGTCGTCAAAACCCATGCCGGCATATTGCGCCTCGAAGTCGACCGAGGTTTCGATGCCGATGCCCTTATAGGCGGCGCTGTAGTCTTGCGTCGCCACGGCACTGACGCCGCCGCGGTTGCCGCCGGAGACGCCGATGCGCAAGCCTGTGGTGTTGATGCCGGTCACCGCGCGCCAATTGGCCTGGATGCCGCCTTTGCCGGAGACGCGCGGGATCTCGTTGCGCAGCGGCGTGAGCATCGGATAGACGAATTTGGCGCCGGTCTCGAGGTCGTAATAGGTCAGGCCCGAGGTCGGCGAATTCGATTCCGAAAACGTAGCTTTGGAAAGCGGATCGCCGGGCAGCGGATTGGCGTGCGCCTTCTCGATCTCGCGCAGGAAGCTGCCGGCATTGGTCAGCGCGGCGCTGTAATCCTGCATGGTGTGCGGCAAGGCCGACTTGGCAAGGAGGTGCGGAAGGTTGGGCTGATACATGGTGTGGTTCCCGTGGTTGGTTGTTTGGTTGGCGAGAAATGCTCAGCCGTCATTGCGGGCTTGCGAGCTGCGCTCGCGCCCCGCAATGACGAGCAAGTGAAAACGAACTTAGTCTCGGCGCGGGCGTAAGCCTGGAATGGCGCGCATCGGCTGGCTTTGCGCCTTGCGGATCGCGGCTTCGGCGAGCGCTTCGAGCGCGCCCGGCTGATCGAGCAGCGCCTCGGGTTTTGGAAAGATCGAGTCGTCGCTCTTCTCGGCGACGCGCACCGAGCTGGTGCCGAGGGGGAGCGGCTGCGCCTCGATTTTCGTTACGCGTGCGGCCAGCTCGTCCACGTGCGAGGTCACGGCCTGGATCGCCTTGGCCAAGGAGCGATCGAAGACCTTTGCGAGCTTTGCCGTCTCATCGTCCTCGGCAGCTTCGGCTGCGCCCTCGCCGGCTTGCGGCGAAAATTTCGGCCGCGGCTCGACTTTGGCGCCGGCGACCGGTCCGGCCGCGGCGCAGCAGTCGGGATCGAGCCCGACCAGGAGATCGTGGGTTTGCTTGATGCGCTCCTTGTCGGCCTTGGAGTGGCGCGCGCCGATTTTGGCGAGCGCCTCGGCCAGCGCGGCGGAAACGTGCGAAGGATTATCCTTAAACTTGCGCAGCTCGGTCGAACCGTCGGCCTTGATCACGGCAAAAGTCGCTTCCGGCAGGCACGGGTGATCGACCAGCGACACCTCCATGGGCTCGGCGGTGTAGCGCATCAGCGCCGGCTCGTCCGGATCCGGCCAGCGCTTGAGATAGCGCCCACCTTGGGAGAAGCCGGTATAGACGCCCTGCTCGACTTTTTCCCATTCGGCGTCATCGACCACCTTGCCGCAGATCTCGATGCGCTTGTGCTCATCGTTGAAGGCAATCTCGACGAGCTTGCCGGCCGCCACGTTGGAATGCATGGCGCGCAGATTGCCGAGACTCTTGCCATCGGTGGCGCTGGCGAAATTGCGCGACCATTTCTGATAATGCGGCTTGGTCGAGGCATAGTCGCAGACTTCGCCGGAGACATCCGGCCTCTCCGCGGTGACGACGCCATAAACCAGGCGCTGCGCCGCATCGATCTTGGTAATGGGGACGAAGATGTTCATGTCGTTCATTCGAAATACTCCCTGTTGTATCGGTACGGCACGTGGGGTTGGCTGGTCGGCGCGAATAAACGCCGGCCACGTGGCAGTTGTCAGATTCGGTTGAAAAGTGCGAAGGCTGCGCTTGGCACGCGCGAGTCATCCAAGACGAGCGGGATGCTGCTAGTGGAGACAAAGAAAAATGACGAATCGTCAGCGTATTGCGCGTGGCTCATTTAATTCAGCGCGCTTGATGCTGGATACAAATTTCTAGCGTGGCGATCCGGAACCAGAATCGAGCGACGTCCGCTACCTTCCAGTCTGCACCGTTCCTGGCGATGCATGCCGATATCGTTAGTCGACGCCGTCTACACAAATCTCGACAAACATCGAATCAATAGGCTTTGCGCCAGAGCGTCCGCGGCGTCATGCCTAGCAGACGCAGCGATGCCTAGTAGAGACCGACAAAATAAAAATGACGAAACACCGGCGGCTCACCGCCGTAATGCACGCCGAGCCGATCGGCTCTTTCCTTCCAGGACCCGGACGGGTGGTCGGACGTTATCTGGTCGCTCTCGTCGTAGACGACACCGTAATCTATCCGATAGCCGGGCCCCCAATCCCACACCATGAACCGCGGCTCATCGGTAGGCAGCTGCGATATTTCGATGCGATAAACGGGATACATGACGAAGAGATGCACGTAGTTTCCCACCATTCCCGGCAAGCCAAGATACACGAGAACGCTCAGCGGCAAGATCATGGTGGATAGCAGTCGCCGCCAAGCCCGCTGAAATATCGATGCGATGCAAACCATTGCAGCGATGCTGGCCGACCAGAGCCAGCCTAAAAGGCCATAGAGTTCTGAAAATTCAAAGCCTGAGAGCGTGACCCAAACGATAACCAAAATTAGCGGCCAATAAAGGAAACGATCCTTAACTTGGACGATTTGAGGATCACTAGCGACCTTCATGTCGGCCTTCATCGCCTGCTCAGCCGAACGCGTCCAGACTCATAAAAATCGTAGCCCCTTAGGTTATCTTCGACATCTTGCTTTGCCAAGTGTGGGTAGAATTCGTCCGTTTCCTCGTGGAAAGTGGAAAATACACTGGCATAGTCATCCGCTATCGCGAGGAAATCTTCCCTGCTGACACCGGCTGCCGCCATAAAGACGCCGGTCGCGATACTCGTATAGTGGCGATAATCGCGAACACAGCTATAGCCGACGCGTTCGGCATCCAAAGAGCCGCCATGGCGAAACGGCTCCAATTCTTGACTGATATTCGCCGTCAATCCGGCCAAAGCTTGTTCGTTCGACTCATTTGGCTCGTTAAGCTCGTTCTGCACCACCAAAGCTAAGATACGGGCGCTGCCAGGGGATTTGAGGCGTAATGTGAACTTACAAAAAGCAACGCCTTCTTTTCGGCGTCAGTTAATTTGAACCGCTCTGGCTCTCGGCCGGGTCGGTATTTCTGATATTTTCGATCCAGTTCCAGGAAGACATCGTGGATTTCCGCGGGAAGGGGAGCCACAGAATCTATCACGCACGGAACGCCTTTATCGTCAGCCACTGTTACGCCGGTCCTTCGGTCAAACTTAAGATTTTCCTGTGTGGTCACGCGTCTGGCTTGAATGGTGGTTTGGTCGACGGACAGTACCAAACAAATCAAGCTCGCCCCGCCAGGGGATTCAGCATGAAAAATATCGCCGATATCAAGCTTGGCCAGCAGCGTTTTGCGATCAAACATGATTTTGTCATCTCCGCAGAAGATAGGGACTCAAAGTCAGAACCTTCTCCTTGGATGGCTCATTCTGTATACCTAACACTTTAACCGCGCAATCCATGCAAAGCGCGTGACCGCTTACGCTATACATTGCTGTCGCGCCATAACTGCCTCCGCTTTGACATCCTCCTGCGAAGCCTTCACAGCGCAAGTCTCCGCCTGCAGCAAGTTGAACATTGGGGATGTTGGATTGACCGGCACCATCGGCAGAGCCGCCCCTATTGGAGGAGTCCCTTACATGATCGATAGAACCGCTTGCGCCTTCGGGCGTCCACTGCCCGCCATCGGGATTGCCGACGGGCACGCGCGGTTCATCGCTTTGGTGGCCCATTGCGGCGGCACCGAAAAGGCAAAGCAGATGATGCGGGTGAGCCACTCGTCGAAATCGTCCTTGTGCTGCGGCTCTTTGGTCTGGACGACTTTGGCCGCGGTCTCGCCGGGCACGAATTTGGCGCGGCGGCGTTTGGCGAGATCGCCGGCGAATTCGGTGTCCCAATAATCCTGGAACTGCTTGATCTGGTCCGGCGTCCAGCCCTGCGGCACGCCGATCAGCGCGTCGGGGATGGAGCCCTCGGTGAAGTAATCGAGCTGCCAGAGCTGGCGGCGCAGCGCGATGTTGACCGTCATTAGCACCTGCTGCACCGGCGAATAGCCGTAGACGCGGTGGGCGCGCACGTTCCGCGGCCGCCAGGCGTGCTGGCCTCGGGCTGTACTTACTTACGCAGTCTGTGAGTACTTCATCACCGTCCCTGATCAGGGCCCAGTTTCAATTTTCGCCGAAGCTGATCGACCAGCGCGCCAACCTTGGGATCAGGCCCTTCGTATTGCACTGCCGCCACCGCATTACGAATCTTGGTCGCTTGATCATTAGACACA